GTTGGAGCAAACGCTATTAACAATAGTTCTTCAAGGTTATATTTGCAATATTACACGCCTGCAAATGGAGTTGACTTTATGAATAATAAAGTTTTCTTCGACTCAAGTGGAAACGCTACCTTTGCAGGAACTATCTCTAGTGGTGGTATAGCTTCATCTGCAGGTATTACAGCAAATGGTCCTTTTAAATCTGGTGGTTCTAACAACTATATATTATTTGATTATGATGGAGATTTTACAGGCGGTAATTATTATGCAATACAAGATACCTCTGCAAATAGATTAAGAATCTCTTATGGGTTTAGTGCAACAGATAATCTTGAACTAGATTCTTCAGGTAATTTTTATGTTAATGGTGGCAACGCTACTTTTGCTGGTACCGTGGATACGCCTCATGTTAACACTGACTCTTTAGTAAGATCAAACAGCCGTATCGCTTCAAGCCATAGATATCCTGTCGGTCATTACAGTAAAGGAGATCAGGTCTTTGCAATTGATCCCACTTGGTCGCAAAGCGAATTACAAAGTTTCTTTAATTCAACAAGTGTCACTTGGTCAGCTCAGTCAGATGCCCCAGGCGGTTATGCTGTTTATATTAACGGAAGTACAAGTGTTGGTGGGGTGTATGGAGCAGGTTTTGGACATATTCCAATAGAAACAGGCGATCTGTTCTATATGGAGTGCTGGGTAAAAAATGTTGGCGAAAATGGACACTACATGGGGTCTAACGAATTTAATGAAAACTTTGGTAGTGTTGGTGGCAACCCAGGCTCTTTTGGCTATTGGCTTATGTCAAATACCAATCCAGGCTCATCGTGGGTAAAAGTTTCGGGTTATATTTCTAATGTTTCAGGCACAGGAACAACCACTGGTCAGTTTGCTAACGGAGCTAAGTATTGGACTCCAATGGCTCTGTTTAACTACACCAATTCTTCTGGAACAAGAGCCTGTTATATTTCAGGCTGGAAAGTATATAGAGTAAATAGAGGTTCTCCACAATGGATTGTTCAAAGTAACAGGCAAGATGTAACTGCAGCAGATACTGTTGCATCCTATACAGGCAGTGTCGGTAGTGGTTGGAGTCCTTTGTCTTTGGTTGATAATAATAGCAAACCTGGACACCCATTAGTAATTAAAAACTCAAGAAGCGATTATTGGTCTGTAGGTCTTGATACCCATAGTTACGGCATATATGCAAGAGCTTATAGTGCTAATACTAGGTCTATATTACAAGGTACAAATACTGCTGGTGCTGTTGTTTTTGACGCTGGGTTTGATGGCGACTTAACAATTAGCGGTGATATCAGCATGGCTGGTCTATACGCAGGAACTTGGGGTCCAAGCACCTCGTCTTCTGTTGGAAGAATTGGACAGGTAACAGATAGAGTTGCTGGGTCTATTACAAACCAAATTGGCGGCAGCACCTCCGCAAAATGGGAAATTGTAGATTATGGTTGGAGTGCTGTGTTAATGCAGTGTGATAACAGCGGTAATACATATATAGGTGGAAGTTTAGGAATTGGAGTAACTCCAGATACAAGCCATTCTTTAAAAATTAGCTCAAACGATAATGAGCCAGTAGAAATTTATGGCTCAGGCGGTGGAGCTTGGATTAATATACAGAGCTCTACTAGCCAAGTTATGTCTATGGGAGTAGATACTAATGGCTGGGCTATCTATGATAGAACAAACGCTGCTTATAGAATTAAAGTTGCTAATAACGGACAATTACAGACACTTCAAGGTATTGCAAATAGCAGTTCTTACTCACAAACAGGTGGGTCCTTTAGCACCGCAGGGGCAACTGAAGTAAGACTTACTGATGGCACTGAAAGAGTTAGAATCCAAGGTTATGATCTTTTGGGGTATGGTGCAGGAGGAAATGGTCTATGGGTAATATCAAATGTTACTGCAAATGCTTCAAACCAAACTACTCTTACATTAGGCACAGAATGGGATTGGGACGACTCAATATCATTTAAATATGTTCCAGCTGCTTCTGGTAGTAGTGGTGGTGTTCTTACTATTGGACAAGACCAAAAAAATTCTACTTCTTGGAACCATAACACAACAAATTTTAATTTTAATGGGTCTACAGTATTTCAGTTTGGTAATACAAGTAGATTTGTAATGCGACCAACATCATCTTCTGGAGGAGAAAGGGTCTACTATGCAGCAGGAAGTTATACTGCAAATGCCAGTGTCACCTTCCAAGATGTGCGTATGGTTGGCACTCTCCCTGTTGATCATAAATATGTAAGAAACTCTAGCGGGAACTACGGTTATAAGATGGAATATTGGTATGATGGCGACAGCTATCAAAACATCAGACAACAAAACGATGCCTTTAGATTCTCTACTGATGTTATTGCTTTCGATACTTCTGATAAAAGACTAAAGAACAACATTACACCGATTGAAAACTGTTTAGATAAAGTCAGCAAATTGGGAGCATACGAGTTTGAATGGGATGAAACCAAACAGAGAAGATTCAAAGGTTTTGATACTGGTGTTATTGCTCAAGAAGTAGAAGAAGTTTACCCGCACATGGTTGAGACTAGAGAAGATGGGTATAAAGCGTTACAATATGAAAAATTAGTTCCTTTACTTTTAGGTGCTATTAAAGAACAACAAGAACAAATAGAATCACTTAAAAGTGAAGTTGATAACCTTAAAGGAGAAAAATAATGGCATTATCAAAAAACTCAAAACTTGTAAGCGTACAAGTATACCCTGCTTCAGATGCTGATGCTGATGCAGCTACAAGCAACCAAGCTCACCCTTGGGTACATATTACCACGCAGCATAATTTTACAGATTCTTCTGATGACAGTGTGAATGCAATTAGTAATTCAGTAAAATCTATTTATAAATTAAATATTGATGCTGAAGGCACTGTGGTTGGTGATACAGATTATTCTGGTGAAGATGCATTGGTTGTTTCAATATGTGACGCAATTTGGTCATAGATGGCAATAGTAAGCTCAGGAGCAATATCGCTAGGCACGACTGCGGGTACAGATAGAAGCATATCTGGCGAATTTGGTGGTACTACACCACACGGTCTGAGCGAATACTATAGAGACGGATCCTACTCAGATGGTATAAACATACCCTCTGGAGAAACTGGTATTCCTGCAAGTGGTGCTATTGCTTTTTCTGACTTTTATGGCACATCTAATGTGTCTGCTACAACTTACTACTCATCTATATCAGCAGAGTCTTATTCATCTGATTCCGCTGTCATAGCTAGCTCTGATTTACGAGTGTTTTACTTAAATGGAAATATTGATGTAAGAGCTATTGGTGGAGACACTCAATCCCCCAGTAGCGGAACTACTGTTTACAGAATATCTGGTGCTCCATCCGGTTATACTGTAAGAACTACAGTCCCCTCATTTAGTGGAGACATCCCAAGTATGTCTGGCTCAACCATAGGAACTACAGCAACCTCTATTCCAACCTTTTCTTCTTTTGTAGACAGAGAATTTGCTCTTGACTCTGGTGGCGGATACGATGACCCAGGCAGCGCCCTTACCACAATTACTGGATCTTTAATTTTTGAAAAAAGTGGGTCTACAACTTTTACTTATAGTTATAGCATTAGTTTAGAAGCAGAAAACGCTGGCGAGGGCGGTCAATAAACTATAGACTAATCTAGTTGATTAGTTATAATATTTTAAATTAACTTAATTAAGGAGTAATTAAATGGATAATAACCAACCCCAAGAACCACAAACTTTAAACTTTGAAGGCGACAATTACAACGTTTCTGACCTAACACCTAGGGCCGCTCAAGAGTTTAATACTTTGTTTCGTATTCAGAATGAAATAAATGAGTTAGCTTACCAGCTTAAAAAAAGCCAAGCTGCACAAGCAAAGATCACTGAAGACGTAAAAGTTATCTTAAAAGAAGACAAAGTAAAACCTGCCGAGGATGACAAACAGATTATAGTGGAAGACGAGGTAAAAGCAGAAGACGATGCTTCTGTTAACTAGTCAATAAAATACTTCATATGGTACACTTAGCATATGGCAACAACTAAACAAACTATATCTAAACTTGAAGCGCACGAACGTGAGTGTGCTATTCGCTATGAGAACATAGAAAAACGTTTAGATAAAGGAGATAGAAAATTCGATGCCATGGATACTAAATTCACAAGATTAATAGTAGGTCTTTATGTCCTTATTGCAGTGGCTGCAGGCGTCGATAGATTTTTCTCCTAAGAGGGAGACTATGGACATAGAAAAGTGCAAAGCAGAAATTAAACGTCACGAAGGTGAAGTATTAGAAATCTATTTAGATAGCTTAGGCTATAAAACATTAGGGATAGGTCATCTATGTCAACCAAGTGACCCAGAGTATGACTGGGAAGTAGGTACACCTGTTTCTCAAGAAGTTGTTGACCTTTATTATGAAGATGACTTCAATAAACACTTAGCAGAAGCTATTCATGTGTTTGGTACCGAAGAAAGTTTTTACAATTTACCTCAAAATATCCAACATGTTTTAGTAAATATGTGCTTTAATTTAGGAGGCACCAGACTTTCTAAGTTTAAAAATATGCTAAAAGCTTGTAGAGAGCATGATTGGAAACAAATGGCTGTTGAAATGGAAGATAGCAAGTGGTTTAAACAAGTAGGAAGAAGGAGTCGAGAACTACAAGAAATGGTTCTTAATACTATATAATGATTAAAGTATGGCATATTTTAAACTTATTACATTCGGAGGACTCGCACCACGAATATCTCCACGTCTTTTAAAAGACAACCTAGCGCAAACTGCTACGGATGTTAATTTAGAGAGTGGACGTCTTGTACCTATTACAGACAACTCAGACACTTTAACTCTCTCTAATTCTTCTAGACAAAGTATATTTAAATACACGGATAGCCCAGAACGTTGGCTACAGTTTGACGATGATGTTGATGTAGAGTTAGGCCCCATTGCTGGTGATACAAACAACACTGCTTACTGGACCGGGGACGGTGGCTTTCCAAAAATGGGCCGTAGTTCCGATATTATTGGTGGTTCGGTATATCCCAACAACTCTTATAGGTTAGGGATTCCTGCGCCAACAGCTGCGCCTACAGTAGCTGCGGTGGCTGCAACTACTTTTGATGGGCTTTTAACAACTACTAATGGCTCTTCTACTGTTACTATAACTACCGAGACAAGTGGGGCTGCTGCAGCTCATAGTCTTTCTGTTAATGAACACGTTAAGTTAACAGGGTTTAGTACTATTAATGGTATAAGTGCTACAGCTATTAATGGTAGTTATCGTGTAAAAGCCGTGCCAACTACAACTACTTTTACAGTAGAACTGTCCGAGGCTGCTACAGCTAGTGGTAACTCTAGTGTTATATCTAATGGTGTAGAAATAGGTGGCAACTCTGAAGCTGACTTAGATTACGAAACTTCTTATGTTTATACTTTTGTATCTGCTTACGGAGAAGAAGGACCCCCATCCGCAGCATCAACTGTTATAACTACTGATGATAATATGTCAGTATCTATTACAGGGTTAGAAACATCTCATTCCAAATCTAACCTTAACTTAAGTAAAAAACGTATTTACAGATCGAACACAGGTTCTAACACTACAGCTTTTCAGTTTGTAGCAGAAGTAACTTTAGCTACAACTAGCTATACAGACACATCTAGAAACAGTGAACTTGCTGAGTTAATCCCGTCCACGTACTGGATCGGGCCCCCAGATGATGACACGAGCCTATACCCAGATGGGCCTATGAAGGGTTTAGTAGCTTTACCTGGTGGTGTCTTTGCTGGGTTTACAGGCAAACGTGTTTGTTTCTCTGAGCCATTTTTACCACACGCCTGGCCCGCTGCATATAGAGTAACACTTGAAGAAGAAGTTGTAGGTATAGAAGTAGCAGGCAACGGGGTTATTGTTGGCACCAAAGGCACACCTTACTTGATTACAGGTAGCGATCCGCAGTCTATGACAGCTATACGTATGGAAGCTGGACAAGCGTGTTTGAACAAACGTTCTATGGTTGATATGGGTCCTTTTGTTATATATGCAGGCCCGGACGGATTAGTGGCAGCTGCGGGCACAGACGTACGAATACTAACTGAATCCATATTGTCACCTAGCCAATGGCAAGCTTCTTACTACCCAGCTACTATGACAGGTTTTCTTTGGGAAGGCAGGTACGTAGGTTTCTATGATACAGGTAGTGGTTACGGAGGCTTTATCTTTGATCCTAGGGAAGGCGTTGATGGCGCTTTAGTAGATTTAGATGCAAGTGCTTTGATACGTGGCGGTTTTACAGACCCAGACGACAGTCAGCTTTATTTAATAATTGCAAACAAGATAGAAAAGTTTCAAGGTTCTAGCACCGCAGTTACTTATAACTGGAAATCCAAAGAGTATGTACCTCCTAGACCCACTAGTATGGGTTTTTTAAAAGTAGATGCAGAGGCTTACCCCGTTACGCTAAAAGTGTACGGAGATGGTAGTGTGATTTACCATGCAACAATATCTACATCTGGCAATGCTTACGCTGTAGCTGGTACTACACCTTCGTTCGGTTCGGTTGGAATACCAGAGCCTCTTGTACGTTTACCTGCTAGTGTTCATACTTCTTTTGCTATTGAAGTAGAAAGCGCTAAAACAGTAAATGAAGTATGTATTGGAGAATCCATAGATGAATTGAGGCAGATTTAATGGCTACCAAAGGCACCAAAGTACCTGCTATAAAAAATGTTCCTTCAAGAGTTGATCCAGAACTAAGGTCTACTTTAGATTCTATTAAAGAAGCTTTAGAAGTAAGGCTAGGTAGAAGAGGTGATCCTAGAGATAGGGCTGTTACTATAAGAGAACTCATAGACTCTGGTCTCGCCAAAGAATTAAAAGACAATCCTTTTAACCCTAACAGCGGTACTACCTCTACAGGTATAGCTCCGCCTGGTGATGGGCCAGGCGACTTAACCACCCCTCCTGCCCCTACAGGGCTAAGCGCATCGGGTGTTTTTACAGCAGTCATTCTAGATTGGAATATTGCTACTTATGGTAATCATGCATACACAGAGATCTGGAGATCAGAGACGAACGAGATAGGTGGTGCAGTTTTACGTTCTACTACTAATGCTTTTGTTTATACCGATGAAGTTGGCTATGGTAGCACCTATTACTACTGGGTAAGGTTTGTTACTACTAGTGATGTGCCTGGACCTTTTAATGCTACCGAAGGAGTAAAAGCAGAAACAGCAGTAGACATAGGGGCAGTTATGACTGAGCTATCAGAAGAACTTTCTAATATGCCAGGCTTTAATACTTTGTTAAGTGATATAGATGTTACTATTGATGGTGTTACCTTAAGTCTACAATCTACTCTAGAAGGCATAGATACGGCAGCAGATGCAGCTCAGACTGCTGTTAACAATTTAACCACTAACACACCAAGGGTTATAAGATCTACTAGCGCACCAACTGCTAGGGGTGACAGCAGCAGTTTACAAACTGGAGATATATGGATTGATACCGATAACGGTAATGAGATATTTATTTATACAGGCTCTACTTGGGCAGCTTCTACCGCAGGTTCTACTTCATCTTCTGATACAACTTTGCAGACACAGATTACAGCTAACGGTAACTCTATTTCACAAAACGCAAGTAACCTTTTATTAGTAGCTGGGGTAAGTGATGCGGCTGATATCTCTACGTCTGTAAATATAACCTCTTTAAATTCTTCTATATCTAATGCTGAAACTGATATTTCTGCTAACGCTAACGCAATAAGTAACTTAACAACTAGAGTAAGCGCAACGGAAAACGATATTACTACTATAACTAGTGACGTTACAGAACTAGAAAGCACACTTGCTGGTTACTCTGGTACCTCCACTGTAGCTACTGCTTTGAGTGGGTTGCAAACACAGATAACTTCTAACGACACTGATATAGCAGATGCTAATACTGCCATAAACACTAAAGCAAGTGCAGCTTCTGTTACTGCTTTAGATGTGTCTCTTAGTAGTTTAGAGACAGAAGTAGATGGTAAAACTAAAACTTTTGCTCAGGATAACCCTCCTACTTCTTTGGCTATAGGAGACCTATGGATAGACACTAACGACAGTAATAAACTTTATAGGGCCGAGTCTGTTGGCGCGGACCAAGTTACTTCTGGAGAATGGGTTCTTGTACGAGACGGCGGTATAGCAGTCAACGCCGGAGCTATCAGTACTTTAGATTCTACCGTAACACAGCAAGGGCAAACTTTAACCTCTAACTCTAATTCTATTACTTCTTTGCAAAATGCTTTGTCAGGCTATACAGGTTCAGGTGCAGTATCAAGTGCAATCAATACTATTAACTCTAACGTTGCGCTAAAACCTATTACTTTTCATCAGGCTGGAATACCTACTGCCTTAGCTATAGGTGACATATGGATGGATTCAAACGATGATAATAAAATCTATAGAGCAGAGTCAGTAGGTGCGGACGAAATAAAAGCAGGCGAATGGGTATCCGTACGAGATGCAGGTATTAGCTCAAACGCTCAAGCTATTACAGCGTTGCAGAATACAGTCAACGACGGGACTACAGGTGTAGCGGCAACTGCATCAGCTTTAAGCAGTCTAGAAACAAACGTAAATTTAATACCCACTAACTATTATCAGTCAACCGCTCCTTCTTCTGGTTTAACTACTGGTGATATATGGGTAGATAGTGATGATAACCAAATGTATAGATGGAATGGTAGCTCTTGGGGAAGCATAAGAGATGCAACTATTAGTTCTAACTCAACTGCTATTACTGCTTTACAAAATACCTTAACAGGCTACTCTGGTTCTACTACAGTTGCTTCAGCTATTAGCGGGTTATCTACTGACATAAGTCAAAATGCTACCAATATAAGTTCTAATGCGTCTGATATCAGCGACCTTGAAGCTACTGTAAATAATCCTAGTACCGGTGTGGCAGCAACAGCCGGTGCCTTATCTAACTTAACAGTGTCTGTTAATGCTATTCCTGCACAATTCTATCAGTCCACTGCTCCTTCTGCTTCTGACTCAAGTTTAGGAGACTATTGGGTAGATTCAGATGATGAGCAACGTTATAGATATAATGGTAGTGCATGGGAAAGTATAAGAGATTCTTTAATCACTTCTACTTCTAGTTCTCTAACTTTATTAACAGCAACTGTAGGAGGTAATACATCTGACATTACGGATTTAACACAAGCAGTATCTGATGAAACCCAAGCTAGGTCTACAGCCATTTCACAACTTTCAGCAACAGTAGATAATAAAACTCAAACTTTTGTAAGCAACAACTCACCTACCGCAGTTGCTACAGGGGATCTTTGGATAGATTCTGACGATAACAATAAACTATATAGATGGAATGGGTCTTCTTGGGTCCTAGTAAGAGAAACAGTAAATGACACTAAAGCTACCGTGTTTGCCCAGTCTAGCCAACCTACCGCTTCTGCTGTAGGAGATATTTGGTTAGATACTGATGATGACGATAAAGTTTACAGATGGACTGGTTCAGCCTGGAGTCCTGTAGGTATCCCTACACAAGCATCTGTTACTACTCTATCTAACGCCGTGTCCGATATAGAAGGTAATGCTTCTGCTTCGTACGTTCTCCAGGTAAATGCAAACGGGTCTGTAGCTGGCATGGTCATAGAAGCGAATGCCTCGGCTGGTGGTACGGCGTCCGCGGTCCAGTTTGTAGCAGACAAGTTTGCTATCTGGAATGATGCTAGTGCTTCTACTGCACCTTTTATTGTAAGTAGCAATCAAGTCTTTATGAAAGACGCTATGATTCAAAACGCTGCTATTACTGCAGCTAAAATACAAGACCTAGCAGTAGAAGAAGCTAAGATAGATGACTTAGCTGTAACGAATACTAAAATAGCTAACGCTGCTATTACGAACGCTAAGATACAAAATGCAACTATTGAAGGCGCTAAAATTAAAGATGCTGCTATTACGAACGCTAAGATCAATGATTTAGATGCAGGTAAGATAAATGCAGGTTTTATTAGTGCTGATAGAATAAACTCTAATAGTATTACTGCAGATAAACTAAATGTAACCGATTTAACTTTACCAGTTACAAACAACATAGTCAGTGGATCTACTATAGGACCTTGGTATAACAACCAAATGCGCTTACGAAGGGTAGGAGAAGTTGGAACTGAACCTGGTTTATACCAGGGATATGTCAGAATATGGGGTGGTACAGGTCAAGTAAAAACAGCTTCTATTGTAATAGGGGATGGTACTTTTGGTGCTGGTTCATTCTTTCAGTTGCGTAGTGATTTTGCTTACACAAACAATAGTGACCTCCCTACTGTGCCTTTAAGTAATAGTGTGTCTGGCGGTACAGGAAGTGGGTATGCTCAATACCATTCAACAGCTAGTGAAAGATGGAGTAGTATTGCTCGTTTTAGAAGTACTAACTCAGTAGCACAAATTAGTATAATGTTTAGAAAAACCAGCTCTAATACAACTTCTACATATTTATACATACTAGCTCAGGGAGATGGCGGGCCTAGATACCTACAAAATGTAGAATACAGTTTTTACAGATTTTCGGAGACATAATGGCAGTACATAATTTTGATTACACGTATGCTTATGTTAGTTGTAAAGCTACTCCTAAAAGTGCTACAGATAATACTATGATTGTTAGGGAAATAACTCTTGATGTAACAGGAGTAGATCAAGCAGACTCTAGTCAAAGTATAACTTTGCAACATACTAAAGTTATAAACCATAACCATTTAAGAAGTGCTGAAACTTTACCAGAAAGTTTTATAAATGTAGATAACATTACTAACCAACAGATGATTGATTGGGCAATAGACGGGGTTTCAGAAGAAGATCTAGATGGCTACTTTACCTGGCAGTTGTATGGCTGGGAAGAAGTAGACCCTACCGTGGAGGAATGATAAGATAAAGCATGGCGTACAAAAGAAAAACAACCAGGAAGAAGCCAACACGTAAGAAGTCTCTTACTACAAGACAAGAGGCAAGTATGAAAAGGCATTCTAAAAATCATAGTGCAAAGCACATGAGGTACATGAAGAACCTTATGATGAAGGGTAGTACTTTTACTGCTGCACATAAAAAGGCACAAAAAGCTGTAGGAAAATAATGTACGAGTATAAGTGTGGTGTAACTAGAATCGTTGATGGTGACACAGTTGATTGTGAAATAGACCTAGGCTTTGACATTGTATATAAGTCTCGTGTCAGACTATACGGGATCGACACGCCAGAGTCACGAACAAAAGATTTAGATGAAAAAGCCAGAGGTAAACTAGCTTCTGATTTTTTAGCACAGCATATATTACATGCTGACAAATTAGTAATACAAACAAAACTAGACAAGAAAGGGAAGTTCGGTAGAGTTCTAGGCGTTATCGTTGCAGATGGCGTGGATCTAAACCAAGCGCTTATAGACAATCATTTAGCTGTTGCCTACACAGGGCAAAGTAAAGATGATGTAGAAGCACAACATTTAGCAAACAAGGAGGAGCTGTTAAAGCTTGGAAAATATGAAGAAGTTATTAACTAATATCGTAGGGAGCGTAGCTCCAACATTAGGTGCAGCACTAGGTGGCCCATTGGGTGGCATGGCTGGTGATGTTATATCTAAAGTTTTAGGTGTAGAAAACAATCCAGCATCATTAGAAAAAGCAATTGCTACTGCAACTCCAGAACAGCTGATGGAGATAAAGAAAGCAGAGATAGAGTTTGAAAAACAAATGAAAGAACTTGATGTTGATATCTACAAAATAGAAGCTGAAGAAAAGAAAGATGCACGTAAACATTTCTCTAAAGATTGGACAGCAAGAATCATAGGTATAGCCATGGTTGGTGGTTTTCTTGGTTATATCTTTCTCGTAACGCTACAACCACCGGAGCAAAATAGTGAGGCCCTGATTAATCTCGTGCTAGGCTACTTAGGTGGCTTAGCGTCTGCAGTTATATCCTTCTACTTCGGGGCCTCCAATAAACAAGACTAATGGAATCTGTTATAACCCTAATACAAGAAGTAGGGTTTCCTATTGCAGCAGCTATGGGGCTAGGTTGGTTTATCTACAAACTAATTATGCGTATTGTAGATGGCATGGAGACAAAACTTGATACAGTTGATGAAAAAGTAGAGTCGCAAATAGCAGCTATAGAAGAACGTCTTGGTACAAAACTTGACGCACAACATGGTATTTTAGTAGCATTAATAGATAGGGTTCGTAGTTTGGACAATGAAATCATTAGACAAGATACGTTAATTAAAACCATTTTAGGAGTGCCGCAGCTAATTGACAGTAACAAGATAGCTAAGGCAGATAGAGATGACCAAAGAAAAGATTAAAAAGAAACGCGGTAGACCAAGCAAGGCTGAACTTAAGCGTAGAAAAGAAGAAGCTGAAAAAGATAAAATTATATGGTTTGTAATGGCTGTAGGAGTTGCTTTAATTATAGGTATATTTACACAAAATATGTCGGCAGATGAAATGGTCCATAAATTTAAGAGCCCATCCTTTAGTGGAGTAGGCACCTCTTCGCATTATCTAACTATTGAGAATCAAGAGTATAATAGAAAAGAAGCTAATAAGGCTGAACTGAAAGCCTATAAAGAACAGTTAAAAAGGGACGCCGAGAACACTACACTTGCCAGGTTCATACGTAACCTAGAAAGTAGGATCTACGCACAATTGTCTAGGCAATTAGTAGATGCACTATTTGGAGAAACACCTAGTACATCAGGTGTTTTGGAGTTAATGGGTAATACTATTGAGTATTCTGTAAGTGAAGACGGCACTATGATAACGTTGAAAATTACAGATGCTGAAGGAAATACTACAGAAATTACCGTACCTATTGGTTCCTTTACTTTCTAGTTGTGCGTCACTGCTATTTGACCCAATAGAAAACAATATAACCCCAGTACGACATATAGAAGAAGCTACTATAGATGAGCTAGTTATTACTAAGCTCGCAGATGTTCGTACGCCTACCAGAAAACCAACAGTAGCAGTGTACGCAACTGCATTTACAGACCAAACAGGACAAAGGCTTAGTAACTCTATGTATGCAAGTTTCTCTACAGCTGTTACCCAACAGCCGAGTGCATACTTAATTAAAGCTTTAAAGGATGCAGGTAGCAATAACGATGGTTTCTTTACCGTGGTCGAACGCATAGGTATAGATAACCTCACAAAAGAAAGACAAATCATAAGAAGTGGCAGAGAGCAGAATAATGACAAGAATAAACTAGGCACGCTTTTGTTTGCTGGTTTGTTATTAGAAGGTTCTGTTGTTGCTTATGAAGCAAACGAGACTAGCGGCGGTGCTGGGGCTCGTTATTTAGGTGTTGGTATATCTAAGGCCTACAGAACTGATACATTGACGATCCAGCTTCGTTTAATATCAGTTAGTAGTGGTCAATTGCTGATTGAGAAATTAGTAACTAAGACTATTCTTAGTGTATCATTAACAGACGACGTGTTTCGCTTTATCGAGGATGGCACTGAGCTAGTCGAGATAGAAAGTGGTGTAGTTAGGAATGAGTCAGGAAGTCTTGCTCTGCGCTCTGCTATAGAAACCGCCGTGCTAGGAATTATCACGGAGGGTGAACAAGCTGGATATTGGAGCTACAAATGAAAAAACTCTTACCCTTACTGTTGGTTGGTTTTTTGTATGCAGATAACGAAGTATATATAGATCAGTCTGGTAACAACGCTAATATAGACTTAGAGCAATTAGGTTCGTCTAATATTATTGGTGGTCTCAACGCTGTGTCAGGCACTATGACTGCTCTTGATCTTGATGGTTTAAATCTAACTTTAGATATAAACCAAATAGGTAGTTCAAACAAATTCCTTGGTGACATCTTAGGTGATGGCATTACAGGTTTTTTTGAGTTTGACGGAGACAGTAATGACTTCACAATACAAGTAGACCCCACTGACACCTATGGTGCAGACGATGGTAACTTCAATGTAGATGTAACAGGTTCAAGTAATGACTTTACTCTGGATATAGGTACAACTGCTCTTGCTTCTACACTTGACCTAGACTGGATTATTCAAGGCGACTCTAACACACTCGACTTTGATATAAACTATGATTTAGGTACATCCTATGTAGATATTGATGGCGACTCTAACACTGTAAACTTTAGTGGTAGTGGTAAACAAGGTGGATATTTCTACCTAGACCAGACAGGCAATGGCAGAACATACAACATTACACAATCATCTACGTTGGCGGCCGATTGGCTTAAGATTATTTCTAATGGTGGTAGCGGTACTGTGTGCGTCATTCAAAATGACGGCGGCACAACAACCGGCTGCTAGTATTGGAGATATATCAGAGCTTACAGGCACTGCTGAAGTTATAAGAGATCAGCCTTACGGGGCTGAGCTCGACTTTCCTATCCAACAGATGGACGATGTTCGTACGACTGTTGGTAGGATAGCTATTACTTTTTTAGATGACTCTATTGTTAAATTAACCGAGCACTCAAAGCTCGTTATTACTGAATATATCTACGACCCAGACCCATCTAAAGGCAAGATGGCAATGAAGTTTGCCAATGGGACTGCTAGATTTATTAGTAGCAAACTAGGCAAAATTGATAAAAAGAATATTAGACTATCTACACCTACGGCTGACATTGCTATTCGTGGAACCGACTTTACGTGTACTGTGGATGAGCTTGGACGTTCGCTTATTATTCTATTACCTGATGCTAATGGTTTATCTAGTGGTGAAATACTTGTCACAACTGCAGCTGGTACTGTTACGCTTAATAAGCCATACGAAGCAACAACCGTAGATGTGTGGGAAAACTCACCTAGCAGTCCTGTTATATTAGACCTAACATTAGATGTTATAGACAACATGTTAATTGTTGCTCCTCCGGATGAAGAAAACTTATCCACAGAACAATCCACAGCGTACGTAGCAGATAGTGGCGCTCTATTGGATATAGATTATTTAGAATTTAGTGAGCTAGAACAAGATTACTTAGCCGAAGATGCTTTAGAGTTCACAGAATTAGACATAAACTTTTTAGATGTAAACTTTTTTGAAGATTTATTAGCAATCATAGAAGAAGTAGATGAACTAGAAACAAACAACTTATCCACAGGCACACTGGTTCAAGGTACAGAAATTGGTCAGGATTTAGAAACACAAATAATTACATTACTTCAAGGTGAGCAAATTGCTTTCCAAAGAAAGATAACGCAAAACGCTCAGTTGACCGTAGATGCTTCGCAGGGGTACACTATTATATTAATACAGGACGGTAAGTACCAACAGATTGTAGTAAACGGTGGAGGCAATTCTACTATAACAATTACCCAGGGGTCAGGATGAAGAAATGGATTTCGTTACTAGCAATACCAATACTAGCTATACCACTGCTGTTTAACTGGCAGGCAATAGAAATACTTAAATTAAAAACATTTGATGCTTTCGTACAAAAACAAGATCCATCTGGCTGGTTTGTAACCTTAGATATAACAGAAGAAGATGTAGCAGCTGCAGGTGGGTGGCCGTACCCGCGCCAGGACTTGGCACGTATTCATTTAGATTTGTTAGAAGCAGGAGCTTTAGGTGTAGGTTGGGTTGTTGCTTTTCCACAAGCAGACAGATTTGGTGGGGACCAAACATTTGCAGATGCTTTGGTACAAGGCGCCAGTGTTATTGCTACTTTTGAAGGTGGGGCTTCTTACGCACCAACTACAGGCACAGTTATATTAGGGGACGGTATACCTATACAAGCTATAGAAGCTCAAGGTGTTATTGGAAATGTACCCGTGCTAGCAGAGTCAGCTTATCAGGGGCTGGCAGTTGCACGAACTGATGTAGATAATTTAGTTAGACGTTTACCTTTATTGTTACAGACACCTGATGGTTGGACGCCGTCGTTTGGTATACAAGTAATGAAAATGATTGGTGGCGCAGATACGTACATAATTAAAGGGCAGCAAGGGCAGATCGAAGAACTAACTGTACCTAACTACGCACAAATACCTGTAGATAGCATTGGCCGGCGTTGGGTATCTTGGGTTGATACGCCAAGCACAAGCCTGGAAGAGATGAATGTACGAGATAAGTTTGTGTTTGTGGGGGTGAGTGCAAAAGGTGTTATGCCTCAAATAGCTACGCCAGTTGGATTGTTGTACCCACATGAGATACAAGCTGCACTAGCTGAGAGTATGACAATAGATGTACCAGCTATACCAGGCAACGCTTTATTATATGAATTAATTATATTAGTTACGGTACTAACATTAGCCATAGTTATAATACGTACATTGGGGCTCGTCGGGACTTTAGTAGGGACCGTGGGCCTCGTATCGTTGACCGCGGTTGGTGGTTGGTACTTAATTGCATCTAATATCCTTATAGATGTCACTTATAGTATATTATCAGCTATACTTATATCTATTCAAGAATTCTATTTACGCTTTAACGAACAATTTAAACTCAGACAATTGATAAAGAAACAGTTTGAACACTACTTAGATCCGAAACAAGTTGCACGATTGCAAAACAACCCTGACTTATTAAAGCTAGGTGGAGAAAAGCGTACTTGTACATTCTTGTTTACAGACGTCAGGGGGTTCACGAATCTGTCCGAAAAGTTATCTCCTGAAGAAGTAACAGATATAATGAATAAAGCTCTTACCGTACAAGTTAAATGCATCCAGGCTCATGGCGGTATGGTAGATAAGTTCATAGGCGACGCATGTATGGCCATCTTCAATGCCCCCCTTGAGATAGATGAACATGAAAAACGTGCCGTCGCCTGTGCCCAGGATATGCGTACGGCTATGCGCATGCTACAAAAAAAATTGCCTGAACCAATTGCTATAGGGATAGGTGTTAATACAGGTGAAGCAGTTATAGGTAATATGGGCTCGGATAATAGGTTTGACTATTCAGCAATAGGAGATGCTGTGAATACGGCTGCACGATTAGAGAGTGCAACGAAAGAAGCTGGAGTGGATATATTAATTGGTGAGTCTACTGCTAAAAAGTTAATGCCTTATGATCTGACACTATTAGCTCCCATTAAAGTAAAAGGTAAAGCAAAAGCTTTGAAGGTGTATACTATATAGATGCCAAGAAATTATAAATTAGAATACGAACGATATCATAAGTCACCTGAGCAAAAAAAACGTCGTGCGGCACGAAATAAAATACGCAGACAGTTATTAAGTAATGGTAGAGTTAGAAAAGGTAGTCGTGTTGATGTACATCATAGAGATGGAAATCCAGAAAATAACTCTCCAGGCAATATTATTTTGCAAGACAGGTCAAAAAACCGTTCTTTCGCCAGAAATAGCAAATCTCAGAAAAAATGACCTCACAGAATCGCGTCTAACGCATTTTGTTAGGGTACTTAAAGCCTTAGGTCCAAAACTATCTAAAATCGTTTGGCGGGCTTGTACGTGCGTCCTCTGCGTTTTCTTCTTTTTCTAAGGTTTTTATCAGTCTATTTAGGTACCACTGCGCTTTAAGGACGTCTTGTAGCCCTTTTTTGGCTTCATACCTCCACATGTACTTCTGAATGTTCCCTTTTAGATATCCTTTAAAAGATTCTGAGGTCATACTTTCTTCTATTGCCACGATGCACTCCACGTTTCCAGTATTATAATGAGGTGGCGAGTTTACATAATCAGTCATTTGTTTCTCCTAAACAAAAATGTGTTAATCCTTTTACAAACATTGTAAAAGATATAGCTTGTTTTTGAAATTCTTTTAGTGTGATGTGTGTGAGTGTAAAGTCTTCGGTAATGTACACGAGAT